TGGCATTAACATCACCAGGAGTAGAGGTTTCAGTAATAAACGAAAGTTTCTACGTACCATCAGATGCGGGTACAACACCACTATTCATAGTAGCATCATCACAGGACAAGCAAAATGGTGCAGGAGACGGCACAGCGGCAGGAACACAGACTGCTAACGCCAACACTGCATATTTGATCTCGTCACAGAGAGAATTAACAGAGACTTTCGGAGATCCGAAATTCTACACAGACGCATCGGGAAACAGCCTAAACGGTTATGAACTGAATGAGTATGGCTTACAAGCGGCCTACAGTTTCCTAGGAGTTGCCAACAGAGCATACGTCCTTAGAGCGAACGTGGACACAGCAGATTTAATTGGAAGTGCCTCGGCACCTACAGCGGCACCAACAGATGGAACATACTGGTTTGACCTTGCATCAAGCAGTTACGGTTTATTTGAGTGGTCACAGACTAATCAATCATTCACAACAATTACTCCAACACTTATCACTTCAACAAGTGACCTAGTAGGTGCGGTGTCAACTGGTGCACCAAAAACTTCAATCGGTGTAATTGGAGATTACGCAATCAACACAACACACGTTACTAACAAGATCTACAAGAAGACAGCAAGTAACACTTGGGTACAGGTTGGGTCAGAAGCATGGCACACATCTTTACCTATTATCACCGTTGCTTCTGGAACTACTGTAGTGAGTGGACAAAAAATGAAGATGAACGGTGTTTCGATAACGACAAGTGGTACAACACTTTCAAACGTTGCGTCAGTAATTGGATCAAGCGTAACTAACGTAACAGCAAGTGTAAACGCTACAACAGGAAACCTAGAAATATTCCACAACGGTAAGGCACTAGGTGACTCAACAGCGGGTGCTAACACAATCAGATTTGAAGAAGAGACAGGCGTTTTAGCATCTCTAGGAATCACAGCAGGCACTTACAACGGTGTTCAATTATTACAAGACAAACACACTAATAGACCAACTTGGAAAACAGCAGACGAGAACAGACCTAACGGTTCAGTTTGGTTCAAGACCACTTCTGCAAACTCAGGTGCGGCATTAGTTACTAAACTTTACAGCACATCAAGTGCTAGTTTCTCTCAAGTTGCTAGTCCACTTTATGCTACACACAACTCTGCGATCTACAACCTAGACGCGGCGAACGGTGGAACTGCATTAAGCACAGGTACAGTGTACGCACAGTACAATGTGACTGAGGAGTCAATGACAGCGGCGGATGCCAATGATTCTACTCCAAATGTTGCAGACTTCCAACTTTTCAGATACGAAGGTGGTGCTACAACTATAACAAGTGGCAACACATCTCCAAGTTTCACAGGTTCAGATACTTTCAAAATACAAGAATCAGTTAAGAACCAAGAAGCACTAAACAGTGCGGTAACAGTAACACTAGGTGGTACTGGCGCTGATGACTTTATTGCGGCAGTGAATGGTGCAGGTTTAACAAACGTGAGTGCAAGTAAATTAAGCACAGGTGCGATTGTAATGACACACAAACTGGGTGGTGAGTTCAGAATGACTGAAGAAGGCATGACAGGAACACCATTAACAGATGCAGGTTTCAGTGCAACGACGGCACACAGTTATGGAACATACACTGCAAACAGTTCAACTTTAATCGACAACTTGTATGACCTACCAACAGGTGACAGCATTGACTCAAGTGCTAACACAGGTATCATGGCAAGTAACTGGAAGAGATTAAGTTACACTGCTTCATTAAGTGCTCCAACTAATGAGCCAGCAGATGGTACATTATGGTATCACACTGCAACAGACGAAGCAGACATCATGGCACACAATGGTACAACTTGGGTTGGTTATGTAACAGCATACGCGACAACGGATCCAAATGGTCCACAGTTTAAAGCAACAGCACCGACTACACAATCAGACGGTACTGCACTTGTAACTAACGACTTATGGATTGACACTAGTGACCTAGAAAACTATCCAAAACTTTACAAGTACAACACATCAGCAACTTTAAGTTCTACAAACACAGCGAACCAGGTTGCAGTAACTACATCAGGTGCGGCTTGGGAATTAGTTGACAAAGCAGACCAAACCACAGAAGACGGTATTGCGTTTGCGGATGCTAGATATCACACAGCGGCTGACAAGGCAGATTCATTGTCAACAGGCGGTGCAGGATCACCAAGTTCAATCAAAGACTTATTGAGCGATGGTTTCCTAGATCCAGATGCTCCAGATCCAGACCACTACCCACAAGGTATAATGTTATGGAACACTAGAAGATCTGGTTACAATGTTAAAGAATACAAAAACAGTTACATCACAACTACGAAATATCCAGGAAGCGGATCATCAGGTTTAGGTAACATCAGAGCAAGTAATGAGTCAGTAGCGACTTATTTCCCAGACAGATGGGTTACTAAATCAAGCAACAACGCAGACGGTTCTGGTACTTTTGGCAGAAAAGCACAGAGAAAAGTAATTGTTGAACAATTGAAATCAGAGATTGACACTAACCAAGCAATTAGAGAAGATCAAAGAGGTTACAATGTAATTGCTACACCTGGTTACCCAGAGTTAATGCAAAATATGATTAACCTAAACACAGACAGAAACAACACAGCGTTTGTAGTTGGTGACACACCAATGAGATTAGAAGGTACATCTACTGCAATACAAAACTGGGCAAACAACACTGCATCTGCTTTAGATAACGGTGAAGAAGGCTTGGTAAGCTCAAGTGATTACTTGGGTGTGTTTTATCCATCTGGTTTAACAACAGACAACACAGGTAAATCAATTGTTGTTCCACCATCACACATGATGTTGAGAACACTGGCAAATAACGATAACATCGCTTTCCCATGGTTCGCACCATCAGGAACAAGAAGAGGTGTTGTTGATAATGCTACATCAGTTGGTTACATTGACACAGCGTCTGGTGAATTCGAAACAATATCTGTTACGGAGTCAGTGAGAGATTCAATGCACGAAGTTAAAGTTAATCCAATAACTTTCTTCTCAGGTGCAGGAATTGTGAACTTTGGTAACTTAACTAAAACAAGTGCAAGTTCGGCCCTAGACAGAATAAACGTTTCAAGGTTAGCAGTTTATCTAAGAACACAACTAGATGCTATCGCTAAACCATTCATATTTGAACCAAATGATGAGTTGACTAGAAACGAGATCAAGGGTGCAGTAGAATCATTCTTGTTGGAGTTAACAGGTCAGAGAGCATTGTATGACTTCCTAGTAGTTTGTGATGACACAAACAACACACCTACAAGGATCGACAGAAACGAACTGTATGTAGACATAGCGATCGAACCAGTAAAATCGGTTGAGTTCATTTACATACCGTTGAGAATCAAAAACACAGGAGAAATTGCAAAGTTAGGGAACTAATTTTGAATAAATAGGAGAAACAGATGGCAATATCAACTTTATCAAAATTTACAGTACCACTAGCAAACGATCAGAGCTCAGCATCACAAGGTTTATTGATGCCAAAACTACAGTATCGTTTCAGAGCAATACTTGAAAATTTTGGAGTATCAACACCAAGATCAGAACTAACAAAACAAGTTATCGATATCACAAGACCCAACTTGACTTTCGACACAGTGACACTAGACGTGTACAACTCAAAAGTTTATGTTGCAGGTAAACACACTTGGGATCCAATCACAATCACTTTAAGAGATGATGTAAACAACTCAGTTACTAAATTGGTTGGTGAGCAGATACAGAAACAGTTTGATTTCTTTGAACAGAGTTCAGCGGCATCTGGTATTGACTACAAATTCACTGGTAGAATTGAAATGTTAGATGGTGGTAACGGAGCGAGTGCACCAAATGTATTAGAAACCTTTGAGTTATACGGTGCGTACATTGAAAACGTGAACTACAACTCGTTAGCATACGCAACTTCAGATCCAGCAACTATCACAATGTCAGTAAGATACGACAACGCAATCCAAACACCTACAGGCACAGGAATTGGAACAGCAGTGGCTAGAACTATCGGTACTTTGAGTACTGGTGGTGGACAGTAATTAAAAAATTAAGTTAGCAATTATAACATCAAAAGCGTCTTTATAGACGCTTTTTTTGTGGCCATAAATACGAGTATGCCAAGCATAAACAACTTCCTAAAAGGTTTCCAGGACGGATTACCAGGTATGAAAGATTACCAACACGCATCGAGATTGTACATAGACGACAATTTCAAGTTGATGCCAAAACAGAAGTTCCTGTTCCATGTGGTATTCAACACAGACGAGACATTATTTGTTAACGGATTCAACTCTAATGAGAGATACCAACTGAATATGTTGGTCAAACAATGCGACCTACCTAAGTACAACATGAGTTACGAAGAGAAGGTGCAATACAACAAGAAGATGTACGCAGGAACTAGGATAGCGTATGAACCAGTGAACATTACTTTCCACGATGACCACGCGGACACTGTCAATGCATTCTGGAAAAAATACTACGAATACAACATAGCAGATTCGGTAGGTATGAACAATGACCTAACAATTTCTAACACCAAGGACGATTACTATGCTTTCGGCGATGCTAGACAGACAACCAAGTTTGGTATGGACACACCTAGGCAGAGGCAAAAGCCATACCTAAAAGGCATTGAAATATTTGTGTTACACAAACAGAGATTCACATCAATGACTCTGGTCAATCCTGTAATTGGCTCTTTCTCGCACGACAATCTAGATCAGGCAGACGGTCAAGGTATAATGAACAACACAATGCAGATATTATATGAGACTGTAATATATAAATCTGGAATCGTAAACAAAAACAATGTGCCTGGTTTTGCAACCATCAACTACGACAACTCTCCAAGTCCGTTGTCTGTATTAGGTGGAGGAACCAACAGCATATTTGGTCCTGGTGGAGTTGTTGACGGTATAGGTTCCGTAATAAGGAATGTCCAATCAGGAAACATTTTAGGTGCCATACTGGGTGCTTCTAACACCTACAACAACGCTAAAAAAATTAAGAAGTCAGACGTGAAGGAAGAGTTAAAAGGTATTGCCAAAGACGGAATACTAGAAGTTGGCAAACAGGCCGGTTCGATAACTAACCCAATCGCACAGTTCAGCGTTGGTGCGGCGGCCATAGTGGGTGCTTCAGCATTGGCATCAGCAAGGGGGACAGCGGACAACAAAAATCAAGCCAACAACACTGTGATCACAAATTCAGCAGTAGATACAGTAAACTTCCTCGGTGCAGACGAGTCTTTCAATCTTGTATCTAACGATGAGAATGTTAGAGATGAGATAGCCGCGGCAATATACTTTAGAGACATTGGTTCACGTAAAGGACTGACGGTAGCACAATCTAATCTTGAATACGAAGCATCTGCAGATAGTGTTAAGAATGTATACACCAGTAAGGCAATCACTAATATTAGAAAACTAGTAACAGAAGGGTACGTAAAAGTGGAAAGACAATCACAGGACGTTGAAATAGCAATAGAGAAAGCAACATTATAATGACTGAATTCTACACAAACCTACCACAAAAAGATAAAAACAAATTACAGGAAACTGTGGATACACTAACCACCACGGCCTATGAGACTGACTATCAATTTAACGTTGGCGAGTATGACAGCACTATAGCATTCTTTGTTAAACGTAACTTCTCTAGAGTCGCCGCAGAGTCAACAGCATATGCTATACTTTCGCAGGCCAAGATAGACAACATCAAACCACAACAGATTTTAGACCAGTTAACCTATGCCACACCGGCTTTGTTATCCGAACTAATGACAATAATATTAAACGCCAACAGATACAAGTCAAGTAGATTAGGTGTAAGGAAAACACTAGACACAAAAGAGACAGTATCTAGAAATATCATAGACTAATGTTACCGAGATTTGCTAGGGGCAAGTTCTCTCCCAAAAATCAAGAGAAGTATGTAGGAACTAAAACACCAACTTATAGATCGAGTTGGGAACACGCATTCATGAGGTTGTGTGATGAACATCCTAATGTATATCAGTGGGCTAGTGAGTCAATCAAGATTCCTTACAGACATCCTTTTACAGGAAAATATACGGTGTACGTACCTGACTTCTTTATCGTTTATCAAGACAAGGAAGGTCGTAAACACGCAGAAATGGTTGAAGTAAAACCAATGAGTCAGACCACTATGGAATCTGCTGGTAAAAGCATGGCAAAGAAAAAACAAGTTGTAATTAACATGGCCAAGTGGGAGGCCGCCAACGCATACGCCAAACAGAGAAAGATAAGATTCAGAGTAGTGTCAGAAGAACAGTTGTTTCACAACGGTAAACGTAAGTAAATACGACAATGACAAAGAAATTAGAAGACATCTTAAATTTACCAAATGTCAAGGAAGCATTCAAAGAGGTAGATAAGAAGGAAAAAGACAAGAAGATCAAAGAGG